CTGACTGCCTTACCCATTCACGTTTTGCAAAATGAGATTGAAACCTAAAACCCTTTGGCCTATTTTTGGCAAGCCAACGTAAAGCTCGTAAAATAGCAGTCTTTCCTGATTGTGACTTCCCTGTAATGACTGTGACTTTTGGAGAAAATATTATTTCAGTATGCTCATGGGACTGGTAATTCTGGACTGTCAGTTTCTTTAACATTCGGGTTTTCCTTTTCTAATGTTTTTGATCTCACAAGCTTTCGAACTCGGACAAGCTCCCTCTCTTCAGCTGCTTCCTGATAATCCATTTTATTTTCTATTTCTATAAAACAAATATCACATTCTTTCATTCCTTGACTTGCTTCCTTAGCAATCAATTCAAGTATTTGACTCTTACCCATAAATTCAGTAGTTTCAGCACAATGGCAAAGAATACTTTCAAATATTAATCTAATACTGTCTATTTTAGTTTTCATTAATATATACCTGCCTCACTGTATATTTGATTAAGTATTTTTTTCCATAACAATTTTCTTTTTCTATGTTTACAGGCTTCTTCCAATGCTTCATATATTTCTCTCACCTCTTTATGACTTAATAGAAAAACAATCTCATTATTTTTTCTTTCTTCGTTAAATATTCTCATTTTCTGTCCTTTTTAAGAATTTTAAAAACAGAGGTTTTTGGTTGAATAATTCCATTTGCTGTTTCGGCCAAGTCTTTGTCCAAAATTCAATATACAGTTTTGAACTTTCAATTCTTTCTTCAGCATCCAGTTCACGCTGAATTCTATTTAACCTCATCCAAGGAAAGAAAATCTCATGCACTTTATATTTAGGATTCATTTCTTTGATCCCCAAGCAAAGGCCGACGCTGCCTCTTCCACGGTAACTCCTGTTTGAGACATAAGCCTACCCATTTCATAGACTCCCTTTTCAATTTCCTTGTCAGTCAGGTTCAGGTCAAATCCAAGCATAGAAAAACTTTTCCTGATGCTTTTTATTACCTTGTTATAACGATATTTGTCGTATCTTTTCTTTAGATTCTGGAACATTACTTTTCTCTACTTTATAAAACTTCTCTTTAGCTTTGAATCTTTCTTTCTCTGTTGTCAGTTTATTTAAAATTTTTACTTGAATTTCTAATTGCCTGACATAAATATAAACTGCTTCCGCTACTTTATAAGTATCATATTGATCCTGCCTATTCTTTAGATGTAAATAATATTTTCTATTTAGGGCCATTTGTTTTATCCTTTAGACTTACCAACAATTCCGATGCTGTAACTGCTGACTGACAAGTAGTTTGAAACAAAAAGCTCAAATAGTCCTCCAACTTACCTATTGACTTTCGAGTAAGTTCAGGATTGAGAAAGTTCTTATCAAATAGCATATCAGTCATGTCCTTTGCCAATCTCTTGTAATACTTTTCAATTTCTGGTTTATCCATTTTCTGCTTCCTTTTCAATTGTGTAAGCTTTTACCACTTTGATATAGTTTTGCTCGTTTTTCAAAATATTTAGCTTCTGCTTCTTTTTCCTTTTCACTTAATTTTATATGCCCCTCTTGATGTCTTTTTCCCTCCCCTATCATCTTAACTGTTTCAGGACTCAACCACTCAAAAAAAGTCTCTGCCCTACATAGTACTAAGTATTCTGGATAAAGCATTAAATAAGAATATTTATACCTTCCATTATGCTGCTCAAATACATCCATCAAAGAATCATGAATACAAACAACTGGAACATGAAAGTCCCTCTTGAAAATCAATAAAGGTATCCGTTCACTTATTTCCGCGTCCGTTACCGTCTGCCTCCAAAATTTGATAATTTGCTTTTTCTCCAGATCCTCCGACCCCTTCCTGTAGTCAATGAGATCCAAAAGGTCCCAGGGCACGTTCTTTACCGTCTTTCCCTTCTTGCCCACCGAATAGCCGGTCTTCAGTTCGATGTTGAACACCGCCATCAACCCTTCACCTTCGGGACTGTCGGCCTTTATGTCGCCAAGTTGATGCTTCGCGTCCGGGGATCTTCTTGTTGCCCTCACCCTACTTCTCCAGAATACATCGTTGTGCTTTCCCTCAGTCCACCACAGGGAAAGGAACCGGCATTGGTCTCTTTCAAAATTTTCGCCTTTTCCCATTTACTTAATCTCCAATTCACAAATTGCAAAAATATCTATTCGACGTATGGGTTCAGAAGTTCCCCCTGGAGGCAAGTCTCGAATAATTGTAATCATTGGTATTCGCACATTTCCAGGATGTAATTTAACATCATATCCCTTCTTGATACTAAGCCAATATTCAATGGCTTCTTTTATTTCGCCTTCATCTAAAGTACGTTCCATTTTCTTTTCCATTATCTTTTACTCCTTCTTCTCACCATTTCCTCACTTCTTGGGAATAATAATGCCTTCACTGCTTGCATAATCAATTATTCCTTCAAGCCATTTCTGTAAATCTTTATGTCTTTGTTCAAATTGCTCCCTATTTCCATAGTACCATCCAGCCTCATCCCTATCCTTCATATAAGACAGAAGTTGGTAGAAATGAGTTACTCTCAATCCCTTTATACTCACTTCGTCAAAAACAGTAGCCATTATTTTCTATTCCTTCTCTTCACCATTTCCTTTATCCTTTCGTCACCTTTCTTGCCTGTCTTTATTTTCTCCTCAAGGATGGGAATGGCTTCTTTGTCAATCTGACCTTCAACCTGTTCCTTTGCTTCTTCCCAGGCATCGTCCCACTCCTCTACATATTCATCTGAACCTTCCTCAAACTCAGAATCACCCTTCACCGATGCCTGAAACCTCGATGATTCAAAGTCAAGTATGTTTACCGTTCTGGAATATTCCACTCCAATTTCTTTGTTTTTCATTATTTTATTCCTTTCTGCTTTCTCAATCGAATTTGCGTCTCGCGTGAAATGTAAATGTCACCCCAAAAGGGACTCTTTCTGTTATAAATATCCCAAGTTTTAGGTCGTCTTTTCCAACCAATACAAAATCTCGCCTTGTCACAATATGAATTACTTGCTCGAATTGATAGTGTTCTTCCAAGCAACAAACAATCTGAATTTAATTGATGTATTCGATAATATCGACAATTATCACAGCTTTTATCATGAAACTTTAACTTTGGGATTTCTTTGTTTTTCATGAAACTCTCCTTTCTAATTCCACTTTCCAAATCCATCCAGCAGTCTTGCACATAGGACACCACATCATAGTGTCATCACCTTCACAAAGAAGTTCGTGTCCTTTCCCGGAATGTCCACAGTCACAAATAAATCCAGGTAACTTGTCTTTCCACTTCTTGTTCTCTTCTATTAACGGTATCGCTTTCTCTCCTGCGCTCATGATTTTATATTCTCTACCCTGTGTTCCATTTCCTCCACTGACATCAGTTTCTCAATAGTATTATTTACGTCATCAAATTGTTCTGAAGAATAACCAGGATTTTTTTCATAAATTTCCTTCATATACTTTTGAGCAAAAGTAAAAATTAAAGGCAATATATCTGCATCCCTTCCATCAATCATAATTTGTTTGTCTATATGAAAACCCATTTTACCACCTCTTTTTTGGACTTCTATTCATTAGGAATTTATTCTCTATTTCTTCCCAAAGATCAATCACTCTTTCCCTTAATTCATCTTGTAATTCATTTGACTCAATGTATCTAATGCCATCATTCATTCGGGCATAATTTTTATCCACACAATCATAAGTGGTTTCACCCGTCATGTCTTTCAAGTACTGCAAATTTCCACGAATGTCATCAATACCAATTCCAAACACTATATAAATCGGTGCTTCCCTGTAAGGATCGTCAACCGTTGATTTCTTGATATAGCAAATCGAATGAATGCCAATCACTTTCTTGACTTCCTTATCCTTATCACCTATCTTTTTAGTGACCGTTATTTTCTGCCTTTCTCGCACTCTGATTCTCACCGTACTATAAAATGGAATTCCTTTTCCACCTGGAGTAAATTCTCCATCTGGCCCACTTCGAATCTGATTTGAACATGCAATAAGCCAGTTGTTATTTGCTATCAACACGCAAATTTTTCTCAAACCCTGACTAAACTCCTTTCCCCTTGCCATACCATAAGCATCACTGCCTTCCATTTCCATCTCAGTACTTAAAGCGGCAAGGGAATCGACAGCTATAACGTTTATCTCTTTGTTGCTTTCTGGTTTCCATTTCTCTATTTCTTCAAACACCTTAGATACCAAAGTAGGTCTTTTGTAATTCTTTTCCGGCAATAACATCCCGTAAATCTTGCAATATTCTTTATCAAGTCTTCCTTCCGGATCTAAAAAACTTACTTCCCCTCTCTTGTATTGAGCTGAAGCGCAGAGTTCAGCCAATATAGCAGTCTTACCAGCGCCAGGGGGACCGAACACCTCCATGATGATCCCCCCGGGAACACCACCTCCCCGTATGCGATTTCCCGATATCGCCAAGTCAAGTAAAGTGGAGCCGGTTGAAATTACTTTCTTGACTTCTATTTTCTTACTCTTTTCAATGGGAGAAGTAGTCACCTTCTTTACTTCTTCTGCCAACTGCTTACTGGTTTTCTTTCTACGCTTCAGTTTCAATTTATCACCTCCTTATCTTCTACGTCCTGTTCCTCTTCTTCCTGTGCCCCCGCCCTCTTTTTCCTTCTCCTTCTCCTTTTCCTTCTCTTTCTCTTCTTTTTCCAGACGTTCATTTTCCTGAGCACAGTCTTTCCACTTCTCTTCGTCACAAATTTCATTACAAGCATCAAGCTCATCAATATCTGTTCCAAATGTACCACCATGAGGGCATCCCTCTACTTCACCCTCTTCTACTTCTTCAGGCTCTGGTTCTTTCTTTTTTCTCTTTCGTTCTCTTTTGATTGGGGTCTCTTTTTCTTCATCTTCATCTTCATCTTCATCTTCATCTTCATCTTCATCTTCATCCTTTACAGTTTCATCATCCTTAATTTCACCATCAACACCACGGCCCCGATGCCTTCCCACTTCATCCGAATCATCCTCAGGACCTTCCTCGCCCCAGTATATGGCAAAAGCCTCATCATAGGTAGGGATAAACAAACATTCATCCAAGATAAAGGCCGCTTCCAGTATTTCATCGGAAATATCATAGTCTCTGTCCACAAACTTGATTCCAATGAACTCAGTGCTTTGCGCCTTACCCTGTCTTGTAAATGATATGGACTTTCCAACGTCTTGATCTGGATGAGAAAAGTCAGTAAACGCCTCGTATCCACCACCCTTCATTCTCGGGTTCTTTGCGAGACTTCCCAGAAATCTTTCCATCAAATAAGTGGAAGTGTGCCAGATCTGAACCCCTTTGTCTTCCTCCCCTCTGCTATTATAGGAAACGACATTGTAAATAACCCTTGGATATCTGCTGACCTTCAAATTGTCAATCGTGTCTTCATCGGTAGACTGCTCCTTCAACAGTTTCTTGCGATGCTCGCAGGCCGGACACTTCTCACCAATTGTAAACGCCCGACAGACCATCATTTGCTCCCTCGGTCCAACCCGACCATGAGCAGACACTTGGACATTATAAACATCATCCCCTTCCTTCACATGCTTAGAATCAGGATCAAAGTCCCCCGCAAAATAAGGGATAATGTCTATCAAGTTTTCCCCATCCTTTGCCTGCCAAAACTGACCTCCCTCTATATCGTCTCTAAGTATTCCACCACCTCCAGCGCCACTCTTATCATAACTATCCTTGACCCTCTTTTGCGTGCCCTTCCCATACATTTCCCTTCTACTTTTCTTTCTGTCTCTTTTTGCCATTTCTTTCTCCTTTCTTAAATTGATTTTTAACTTCAAAGTAACTCCTGAAAATTCCCGATGATATAAGTCTACTTAAAACATAAAGCAAAACTGCTCCTATAATTCCAACTCCTATTATTTCAAAAAAATCCATTACTTTTCAATCTTTCTTCTTTTCAATCGATCTGGCCTATCCTTTCTGGATCGCTTTATATCTTCATCGTTCTTTTCAAATGAATTCTTCTTTGCCTCGGCAGGAATTTTGGGTTCTGCATAATAACTACCAAGCCATAAATGGGTTAAATTCTCCAAGGAACTTTTCTTATGACTCATTGACTTCACTGCTCCCTTCAAAACTTTTGCATCACGCTTCGCTTTAAGATATTCGGTAACTGCTTCCTTGTATTTTTCCTTGCCCAATATCATATTATCAATCATAGTTTCTGTGGGTTTTTTCTTGTCCTTATCAATATACTCCTGAACTATTTCTATATATAATTCTGCCTTAACAAGATCTACCCTTTCTTTTAATGTATCCGATTCCAATTCCGCATCGGCTTGTGCTTCAGCCCACTTCCCATAAAGAGATGCTTGAACTACGTTTTCATCATCAAGAGCATATTTATCTACCTTTCTGTCTTCCTTATATCCCATAGTTTTCTCCTTTCTATTTACATTATAACATTTATAAATCTCATCTTAAATATTATTTTTACCAAAATTGTCATTCCTTGCTTGGGGTCTAAAATCAAATTCCCGGCCAGAAACAAGATCATTACCATCAACCTTAATGATAACCCGTCTCAAGAGGCTGTCAGGAAGAGTTTCAATCGCCAGCCGGATAATTCTCGCCTCCTTCCTACCCTCGACTTTTGCTTCCTCTGATCTATTCTCAAAATTGTTTAAATCTTTGACTTTCTTTTCTAATAATCGTTTATATACAATTTCAATCTGATTGTTTGTGTATCCATGAGAAATTTTATCAACAGCCCTTGATTTATTTTCAAAGTTATTTAAATCTTTGACCACTTCTTCTGCAACTTTTCTTAAATCCATAATCATTCCTTTTCTACAATTCCAAACCTTCATGAAGACTTATATTATGTTCTTTTATCTCTTCTTCATCAAGATATTTTGAATAAGCCACAAAAGGATTAACAGTCTTCTCTATTTTTTTGTCTTCAATAAATTTCCTCATTATTTCTACTGATCTATTAATGTCATCCTTAGTCGCCCTTTCAAAATACCACCCATATATAATACTACTAATTTCTTCAAAATGAACTTCAAAACCATACCATTCAGATACAGTATACACTACATCTTTTGCAATACTATAAATCCCTATTGTTTTCTTGGCCTTAAGTTTATCGCCTTTTCTGTAAATTTCTTTCTTTGATTCTACTTTCAATTTTACATTTCTGTTTCTCTTAAAAAAACCCATAATCACTCCTTTTTCAATACCACCACCCGATAACAGGCATTAGTCAATCCCGCCTTTTTGCTATACATGAATGATTCTGTAAACTCCTCAATGATATATGATGCTTTGTTATTTTCTCCTTTCATCAGTTTAGAATTCATTATTCCCAATATTGAATACCTGACATTTTCCGGTTCCATGTCCAAAGAAGACAGGATCTTGATAATGTCCTTCCACTTACTTTTGGCAAGCAGGGCATTACTCAAATCAAATATCACCGAAGTCCTCACCGAATAATCCTGAATGGCTTTCAGCAAGTCCTCATCTGTTTCAATGTCAATAACAGAATCCAATATCACCAAGGCCTGTCTCGGACTACCCTCCGATATCTTGGCTATTTCTGTCAGGGCCTCTTTCGGCAAGTCCACCTTTTCTTCTTCACATACATCTTTCAACAAAGAAACTATTGTTCGATCAGGCAAGGAACTGACCTGAAAATGAGTGCATCTTGTTCTTATAGTCTTGATTAATTTTTCTGGTTCAGTAGTACATAGAATAAAATAGACATGACTGGGAGTATCCTCAAGGAGCTTTAATAAAGCATTTTGGGCATCATTGGTTAATTTTGCTGCTTCATCCAGAAGAAATATCCTGCAGGAACTTATCATAGGAGCAAACTGGCAAGTCCTGTTTATCTCTCTAATAGTTTCAATGCCCCTGACATTGGCAGCGTTCAGTTCCGTATAGTCCTGATCAGAACAGTTGAATCCTTTTTGTAATATCCTTGCCAGTGTAGTTTTACCACATCCCGAGGGACCTGAAAATAGCATAGCGTGTGGCACTCCCTCCTTCCTGCCGATAACTGAAGACAGAGACTTTATCATTGACTCATTGCCTACAAAAGACTTTAAATCGGGTGGTCTGTATTTTAGATGTAACGGCTGGTTGTCCATTTTTCTATCCTTTCAGTTTTGATTTTTCAACAAAACGACCAAGCGCATCTTCAAATTCGGCATCGGCCCAATCAAGCCAATTGCCTTGATAATAAACCTGATCTATTTTGATACCATAAAGTTTTCGCAAGTCTTCTTTATTAGTAATCGGAATTATGTTTTGTCTAAGCCAATGACGAAACTGTTCTCTGTTACCAGCTAAAACAATTATTTTCTTTTCTAAACTCATATCTTCTCCTTATGCACTGTTCCAATTTATACCAGGAAAATCCGGCTCTAAATATCCACAACTGCAAAAATGATATACTTTTTTCGTTTCAAAAATCGTCAATGTGCTCATTCGATGATCAATTCTCAACATTTCCAACCGCCTGTTCCTTGCAATCTTAATTAAACAGTGCCACCAAACTTTAATCCAGTTTTTCATTCCTCCCTCTCTTTCAACAAAAGCTGCTCTCTCTATTATTTTGACATATTTTCGACGAATCCCTATAGCCGTTCTATCTGGCATCGCCCACTTCCATATTTCATATCTGTATTCTTTAACTATGTTTTCAAACGATATTCCGGCAAGATAAGTCACAGGAAGAAACAATTTCAAACCAAGTATTTCCTCGTCAAAAGACTCAGAATCTATCTTAAAGTTTTTTGCCAATATTACAGCTATGCTCATAGCTTCTTGAGGCTTGACCACATAAAGCATCATAATTAAAATAAGAGTTTCTGTTATCTTTAAAAAAGGAACTTGATACTTCCAATCCACAGACAACTTTTCAACAGCCCTAATAATATAAAAACTTTGTCGAAATTTAATTCCTGCTTTAGCAAGATAAAGAAAAGAATCTAAAATAGTGTCAATGTCCTTGCATAACGCCTTGGTCATATGCTCAAATACCATATTCTTAAAAAGTATTGGATCATAAATATCATAGGAAGTAATCAAAGACATTTCCCACAACCAGACATCTATTTTTCCTTCCCATAGTTGACTAGGATGATATAGATTTTTCATATCTTCTCCTTTTCACACAAATATTTCAACAGTATCTTCTACAAATACTGTAAACCAATCCAAGTACTACGATACCCCAAATTATAAGTGAAAGGATGTACCCAATCATATCTTAATTTTCTCCTTTCAAGAAACCAATCTCAGTTCTGCCCTCAATTCTGAATTCCTTTTAATCGATTCCAAGTGATCCCGTCGTAACAGTTCCCGCCTGATATCATCCTGCCTTGGTTTCTGTTTTTGTAACGCAAAATCCAGCACTTCTACCAAAGTCGCCTTTTCTAATGTTACTTGTTGAATATCTGTGCTTATTGTTGTAAAGAATTTGGCATCTTTAAGGCTAATCATTTTTGCTTCTGTATAGGTAGGTGTGGCATCTATCGCTTGCACTGAATATGGCACACAACCCACTTCATCAATTATATACTCTGATGCCAATTGACAAGGTAATATAATGTCTCTGAGATAATCTCTTTCACCTAAATGAACTGAACGAAGATAATCAAAATCAATACTTTGGCTTGTCCCACAAATATTTATTCCCGGATGTTTTAAGAAAAACCTTAACTTGTTAAACTCAATATCCTGATTCGCTGCTAACTGCCAACCAGCCCTTTGCAGGGTGAAAGTGTCAGACCTCCACCCTGCCCAGTGCAGTTGTATTGGCTGAGATAGTATCCTTGGACTATTCTCCAAGTTCATGACTGATCTCCAACCTCAACTCTTCAATCTCCCGGTCAATGTTCTTTAGAAGTTGTTGGGCCTTTGCCTTTTCATGCAATTTTGTCTTCAACGCCCGTTTGAATTTGTCCGTCAGCTCTTTTGCAACTTCCGCCTCTGCCTCTTGAAACACATTTTGTTTCGTGATCTTTTCTACTTCTCCCATGATGTTTTCTCCTTTTTGTTACTTGTTTATTTTTTCCTTCTCGTACCAGCTCCCGTCAATAGGAGTCACCTCAATGTCTATCTTCAAGGGAACTATAATCCAGTCATTTTCTTCCCTGATTTTCTCTGTCATAATATATTTTGTTTCTTTCCATACTGACTCTTCCTCATCCGGGTCCAAGTCATAGATCAGTTCATCATGTATTTGTGCAATAAGATTAGAATTCCATCCTTTTGACATTTCATTCAACTCAATAAAAGACCACAACAGCCAATGAAAGGAAGTGCCCTGGATAGGAGTGTTTAACAGTTGATTGTTGGTCAAAAACCCGCCCCGTCTGTGGCCAAAGAAAGTGTCAACATACCCTTTCTTCTGGTATTCCAGTATCCGCTTTTCCTTCCACTCATCATAGACGTGATACTTTTCCCAGAAGTCCTTTTCTATTTTCTGCACATGATCAATAAAATCGTCAAAAGTCTTTATTCCCTTGTCCTTTAAATGGTCCCTGACTTTCACCCCTTCCTTTGTCTCCAACTCATAACAATTTTCTTGTAAATTATAAGCACAATTTTTGTAATAAGACCCATAAAACTCAGGAAAGACAAACTGATTTTTGGTGTAAAACCTCAAGTCCTTGGTAGTCTGCTTGTCATTCAGAAGAAAGATTTTCTTTGACAGATTATAGTGCATGTCCACTCCTGCCTTGATTTCTTTTACCAAAACCGGGTCCTTTGAATAGCAGGCAGCACCACAAATTTCGGCGCCAACGAAATCCGCACTACCTATTTTCCTTCCCTTTGACGGTACTATACCGCTTCTGATAGCTTTCTTTGCTTGCTCATCCCTCACGGGAATATTATGGAAGTTAGGTAAGGAACCTGCTGACCTGAAACTTCTCGCTATATGCAAATCCATAAAAGGATGTATCTTTCCGTCCACTTCCTCCTTCTTGTACTGATTTATATAACTCAGAATCTTGAATAACTTTCTCCTTTGAATGATTCTCCTTGCAAACACATTGTCCATCTGGTTCAACACTTCTTCATCGACACTTTCAAGCCCCGTTGCGGTCTTCTTAACTGACCTCATTTCCATGACACCAAAAAACAGGTCCCTCAAATCCTTTGTGCTCACTTCCTTTTTAAGTTTCAGTTTCCTCTTAAACTTTCTTTCAAAAAGTCTCGCCTCCTTACCGTTCAGTATCTTGTATTCCAATGACTTTATCTTTTTGGTCAGTTCCTTTTCCTCTTCCAAGTAATATTCTTTATTAATACAAATTCCAACTCCCTGAGCATCTGACAAGGCCAATAATCCCTTGTGAAAAAACTGATAGGCTCCTTTCAGTTCCTTCTTTCTTGACAAAAACTTTTCCTGCTTCACCCACAACGCACTTGTTATTCTTTCGTCTATCCCACCATACAACAGCAGCTTTTCCAGAGGAACCTGATCAAGCGTATTAACCTTGCTTCCAATCTTAGGCTTTATATACTTCTTAACATCCTGATCATAAGGCAAGACCCCGAAGTTTATAAGTACTTGAAAATCTAATTTAGTATAATACTTCCTGGCGTCAATTATATGAGCAGCATTCATGGTACACCAATGCCATCCCTTGACTTCTGGAATATCAAATATGGCCCTACTCCACTGATCTTCAAACTTCAGATTGTGTGCTATCTTTAATATTTTTTCATCTTTAAGCAGTCTAATCCAGGTATGTCGAATTCTAAGTCTTTCCTTCCATTTCCAATGAGGATAATCATATGGAAAAGAATAACCATTCACCGCTATTGACCAGATCTTGTGTCCTTCCCCATAAGGCTTTAAAGCTGTAGTTTCATAATCAAACGTAATCGGATCTTCCTTTCTCTCTATTACCTCTAATGCATATAAAACTTCACTAAGTGTATACAGGCAAGTCACCTGCTTTTTAAAATCTATGAACTCCGGCTTTTCCTTTCCTATGCAAGATACTGCCCACTTCAAGTCCCTCTCAAAAGTGGACTCAAGGTTCCTGTTTCCTTCGTTTCGTAATAAGTATGAGGGATGGAATAATGGGATGATCCAAGCATCTGATCTAATATCTGGAATACACAGCTTTCTCCAAGTGTTGATCTCCAAGTGGGAATACATGCCCTGATAAAAGGACTCAACCGCCGCTCCACCCAACAGCCATATCATTTCAGGTTTCAACTCCTCAATGGCCTTATCCACCATAAACCTACAACACTTTATTTCTTTTTTTGAAGGCTTTCGATTGTCTGGAGTTCGACAATTAACACTATTAATTTTCCAAAAGTCAACGTCAAGATCAAGGTCATAGGGCTTTAGATAGTTTCTGAACAGCCTTCCTGCTTGTCCTATCAATTGAGTCGGCTTATCATATCCCAACTTCTTCCAGTCTTCGTCTTCTGACTTTCCTGATCCTTCTGCCACTATTAATACTTTCTGTTTACCTTGTCCTGTGTAGTTCATCTTTGGGCTCTTGCATTGCTTGTAAAGACCACACTCTTCGCAAGGATCGCCAGATATATTTTTATCGGACTCAGACTTGTTAATAACGGTTCTGGTTCTTTTTTTCTTTACTGAATGATCGTGAAAAAAGCCTTTCATTCATATCCTCCCGGATCTCCAGCAAAATAAATTTTCATTTTCCATTAACCATTTATATACTTCTTTTCTGAATGGAATTTTACATTGATCTGATAAATCATAATAGGAAAATAAAGGTTTAAAAACATCTCTCTCTCTCTCTCTCCTAATCTTTTCCACTATTCCTAAATGACCCACTGCCGCAAAGTATATTCTCATCTTTAATTTTATTTATCCTATATTCAAATTCATCACTAAATTCCCCTTCTATTGAATGGTAATAAAAAGAGAATAATCTATCTGCTTTCAATTTAATTAGTACTCTCTCTCTCTCAATTTCTGCAATACCATTGCCCATATTACCAGCCAAATATATTTTCATTTCTCAGGCTCGTTAAAAAATAAAAGAAGATGTTTAAAACTACCAGAAACAAACTCCGCCCTATCCTCTCCACATATCATAATGGTGGACTTCTCTAATATCTGTGAAAAGAATGTCGGATTAATAAAGAATGAAAACTCTTTTCCTCTATATTTAATATCCATTCCTTGTTTGATCTTAGCAATAGATTTTTCTGCTTTACATTTTATCTTTTCGTTTCCTATTATTACTTTAATCTTTTGATCTACTTCAAAATCCCCTTCGGCTATAGTCGATATTCCATCTACCAATTGCTTTAGATCTTTAGGTAACCTGACTCTCTTCCCTTTGATATTAAAAAATTTATCCATCTCCGGGTAATCAGCAATCACCCTTCTACAACAAAACAAAAGTCCTTCCTCCGTACTAAAATAAACCCAAGACTCCCCAAGAAAATATTTAACAAAATCAAATTTCAATAAATCAGGAACTATGTAATATGGGAGAAGAAAAGGATCTTTTACCTCTCCATCCATCTCATAACTACTTACTCTTATATCATCAGAAGAAACGATCTTATTACCTTGAAAAAATAGGCTTGATAAATACTTACTGGAAACATCTCTTGAAACAGAAAACATACATAAATTTGCCCCTTGCGAAAAACCTCCCGGAAGCTCTTTCCAGTTATTCTTAATACTTTTTAAATTTAAAGAGTCTACCATCTTTAAAACATCATCAGACTCAAAGACACTTAGCACTGATTCGGTCCCAGCAGTATTCATAGTCATCTTTCCAT